GGTGTCCCGGTGAAGTTGCGAATGCCATTTAGGCCTCCTGTTTAAGTTGTTGCCGTGACAATACGACCTTCTCGCTGTGCAGCAAAAATGTCGCGTTCTATTCGGTCACGCTCTTCTTCTTTATTCCTATAGTTTCCTTTACGAACATCTTCAAAAAAAGATTTTATATCGTTAGGAGAATAGTTTTTGGTAGAATTAGAACTAGGTTTACCAGTTGATTTACCTTTACCTGGGGAAACCTGCTGTTTTAATTCTTTAGAAGATAGAGCCCTCCGATTCGGTTGAGCATTAGATTCACCACCATTATTTTCTTTCCAAGTGTTGAAAAAATTAGCAACTCTCCCTACATCTAAATTACGCTGTGCGTCTTCTAAATAAGTTTGTCTACTAATTCCAGTTAAAGGATCAATCCCTAATAACCAATTTTGAAAGTCTTTGTTATCATTGATATCTCTCCAATCTGATACAGTTGTAGATAATTCAGACCAAAAAGCCTGTTCCGAAGTTTTAACTTGATTAGCTGCAACTTGTTCTACTCTAGGTAAAACATTACTCTGTAAAGCCTCTATTTGTTTTTCTAAAGCTCTAAGTTTTTGATCTGCTGCTGAAGTTTCTTCTTTACTTACACGTCTCATAACCTCAATAGAATCACCGTACTCTTCTACATCTGCATCTGTTATTAATTTAGGTGCTTCTGCTTTAGGTACAGGTTTTGTTTTAGGTTGTTGCATACCTGCAAGTAATTGTTCAAGTTGACTTATTCGGTTTGCCATGTCACGTCTTTCGGCATGTAGCCTAGGGACTTCTGCATTATACATACCTTGTAAGGTCTTATATCTTTGTTCAACTGTTTCTTCTTCTTGGTTGTCCTCTACCACTTGCTCTTGTGGTTCAGACTGAACTGCTTGCTCTTCTACACTGTCGGCATTTTCTTCAACATCGGCACTTTCGTCCTGTGCCTGTTCATCATTGAGTTCTTTATATAACTCTTGTACTGCCTCAGATTGTTTCTGAACTTGCTTTGGTAATGTTGTCATAATACGCTCCTATCGGTGTGCGTTAAACAGCTGCCTTTATAGACTTTGCTGCTACTTCAGGGGACTCTTTTGCGACCCTTACGAGTTCGCCTAAAACCTGACACCGCCCCTGTGCAAGTGCCACATTAGTTGTTACATTAGGTAATTGCTTTAATTCATGGTCATGCCATTCCTGCAGCCAATCAAGGAGTTCAGGATGTTGTCTTACCGTTACTGATAAAGCATGGATAACTTTCGGTTCTGGTCTAATCAACCTCCACCTCCAGTATCACGATTACTTACTATGTTGCCGTCCATTCCACCTTTGGGGCTACCATCTGGTTGAGTAGGCACACCTTGTTCAGGCTGTTGTTGCTGTTGAGTTTGTTGCTCAAGCGCAAACTGTTGCTTATCATCAACTCCAGATTTTTCCCGAGATGGTACAATTTCATCGACAGGCATTTGTAAACTTTTTGCAACTTCGCGTAAGAGTGCTGCACGACCATCTTTACCGATGATTTGCATATCAAACTCATTAGCAGTTGCGTTAAGAAATTCTACTCTGCGGACATTAACTGTTTCTTTAACAGCTAGATTAATTGCTCCGCGTGGGATAACTTGTAAGTCTCCCTTAATACTTTGATCTTCATCGTATCGCATGTTGTAAATAAACTGTCTATTTACAACAGGCTTAATAAGGTCAGCATCAATATGCATAACTACTTGACGTATACCTTTACCAGCAGATCCCATTAACATAGATAGCCCAGACGCTGTACGTCCTGCTCCATGCACATTAAGATCACCAGATACGTATGATGGTATACCTGAATGATCATCAGCTAAGCTGCTAAATTTTTCATATACAGCTACTAAAGTAGACGCATTATCTTCTGGTTGAGTAAACTTAACCGCAGGAGAACTTGACCCTAATGGATCATTTGTAACCTGCCATATTTTCCAAGGGTGCATTTGTGTTATATCTTCATTAGGAGGTATACGTTCTAGATTCACTTCAACTTGTGGACCTGAAGAAATTCCCATGTTATTAACTAATGCTCTTGCTGATGCATTACATATATTTTGTAAATCTTCTATAACTTCCGGTATTCCCTTACCCCAGAATGATCCTGGAGTTTTAATAAAAGAAGTTTTACAATATGGTTTTTCACCTAATGGGTCATAATTTAATACTGCTTTTATAATATAATCCCCAACTACCCATACATTTGCATCATATTCTTGTGACTCATCAGGAACTTCATCTTTATCCATACCCCACTCACGTAACATCTTCCCACTTATCTTACCCCAGAACTCTAATGCATCGTAAACTTCTGTAGGTCTATCAAAAGAATGGTACTTACGTTCCTGCTCTTCTTTCATTAAACTAACATCTTCATTAACCCAAGAAGTTGCATTACCTACATCTAATAAACTACGTATTGCATCTTCATCATATCCTGGAACTCCTATAAGTTCAGATAGCTCCATACGAGAAAGAGGATGATGTTGGAACATATACCCTTCATCTATATTAGTTATCCCTGGTTCTGGATACATATTAAAAGGATCAACACGTTCAAATTCTGGAGCTAACGCTTCATCAGGTTCTGCAAATACATCACCATTTTCATCGGTACTCCAACCAAGTTTACGTTGCCGTCTTATAACAGGACCTTTAATAAATGAACATGGGAAAGTTACAAGGTCGGTAATAAAATCATTAAAACACTCAGCCCAACCACCTTCTGCAAATTGGTCACTTATTTTAACTTTCATTTTGTCAGCACGATTTTGTGCTTCTTGTAAAATTGAAAATCTAAAATCCTGACTTACTGATTCGCGTACTTGATCCATTTCTCCAGGAGTTGGAGCTTGGCCTGTGCTTTCAATTATACCTAGAATCTTGTTAGCAAAAATATCTCGTATCTCCGATTGTTGTTTAGGAGATAAATCAGGTATTGGTGTAGCTTCTAAATCCCAAGGGGGTGTACCAGTATCAAGTAAAATATCTCTAAGCCATGATTCTGCTGCTCTACACTTTACTTCAGTAATCATCATAAAAACTTCAGATCCACCTTGATCTTGGATCTGTCTTAACTTATCAGCTTCGTACTCACCATTACGCTGACGCATAGCTGTAAGCATTATATTTTCTATAGGCTTTTTAGCTTGACGAGCAGCATCCCAACAAGAATGTATATATGATGTTAACCCTATAATATAAGGTTCATTTTGTCGTTCTTGTAATTCTTTAGCAGTTTGCTCTTCTTCTTCTTTTACAAGCTGTTCATTACCAACGACTCTTAGTATAGATAATCCTGGCATAATTATTTCTTATTTAAAAGTTCCCGTGTATGCATCATTCCTTTAGTAGGTAAACTTCTGCTATCTTTTTCTGGATGGTAATTACCTACAGTTTTACGAAAAGGTTCTGTTTCAGCCATTCTTTGTTTTAATATATATTCATTATCAAGATTTGGGTCTCTAACAAACTCCCTGTTTGTTTGTTTTCCTTCACGTCTTATTTCTTTAAATCCTAATTTCTCTATAGGCCGTCCAGTTTGTGTATCTGTTACATGTGTATCCATCCAATTAGGATTTAATACAGTTTTATTATAAGACTGATTAGGTTTAACATAATGAGTCGGGTTAAGTCTTTGGTCTGGGATAAGTTCTTCTCTTACGTAATCTACTTTTCTATAAGGCCCGCTAGCAAAGTCACCGCCTTCTTCTAATTGGTAATGTATTCCTTTTTTACTATCACGTACAAATTCTTCTCTTTGGGATCTAGTCCTACCTCTAGCTCCAGTTAAAGTTGGATCACCATAAGCATTAAGCTCAAAAGGTCTACCAAAACCAGTCGAATCTCCGTGTTCCCTTTCATACTGTTCTCTAGCATTAGAAAAAGATCCTTCTTCTCCGCTTACACCAAATACATATTGAGCATCTCTACCTTGTCTAGCTTCTGGTATCCTCTTTAAGTTAGGGTCTTTTTTTAACTTATGCCCCGGAGATGTATAATTTTTATCAAATAAATATTCTCTTGTTGTTTTATTCTTATACTCAGATGCCATTTTAGCTACTTCCCATTTGTACAAACATATCTAAAGTAGTTGATCCAGCATATGTTCCTGTAGTTACAACTTGGATTCGTATAATATCTCCAATAATACCTGATAATTGAGTATTATCTGACATCCCCCCAACAGATGGAGTAGTAGGAGCTGTAGCTGTACTGCGTGTTATATTTGCTACTTTCCGTAAACTAGCAGTAGCAAATGTAAAACATATAACATCAATAAAAGTAGAACCCCCATCTAAGCTAGTTTGAACAAAAGCTTTGGCACTTGTACCACCACTACCGTATGTCAAACTACCTTCAATAGTAATACTGGTGCAATCAGCAGGTACTGAAAGTACGCTACCTACTGTAGCTAAAGATTGGGCTGTTGTAATTGCATGTGAGTTAAGTAAAGTAGTCATATATTATACTCCTCCTAAACGTCTACGGAATGTCTCA